TACAGAAACTTTGTAGCCGCCTGGACTTCTGAGGATGAGGAGGAGTCGCGATATAATAATTATTTGGCCACGGCGAATTTGTCTCTTAAAACATCCACGCAAAAGCGAGTGGAGGCGAGCTTAACATCATTTAGGTCGGGGAAGGAGGTGGGCAAGGTGTATCCTTATATACCGAGCTTGAGTTATCTGTGTATACAGAGGCAGAGTGCATATTACCAGAGCTATTCTGGCTACACTCAACCATTTGTTTATAATTGCAAGTATACAGCGGAATCGGGAATAAAGGCTTTCATTCGTAATATACCACGCTGGAATATAGCTCCGGCCAAGCATTATGACTTTAATTGGACTTTTCAGAGCATGATCTTCTATTACACGCATTGTGTGCAATTGAGAGAGGAGCAGTGGGCTTTCCTACCGAATGACGTAAATTTGTTCCGATTTAAAACGTCAGGTAATGGGAAAGTTTATTACGATAGGTCAGTTAAGGATGTCACCTTGGAGGAGGGAGGAGTGACTCTGAACTTTTCAAAGAAAGGTAATAGACAGGAGGCCGGTACCTTATGGCTTCGCAGAAAGTATAAGAATACAAGGATTGCCTTTAATGAAACCAAGTATTGTGTCCCAATAAAAAAAATCTTGAATAACGGCAATGCCACAGTAGCTCCAAAAATTGAGAACAAGTCAGAAATTGCAGAGGGTGATTGGAGTTATTTGGCAAATTACCTCACTGCTGAGAAAATGCGGATGTTGTTTATGGTTCAAGATTGGATGAACCAGGAGTTGTGCGGTCGGCATTCATTCGAGCGTACTTACTTCACACCAGGTTTTTTCCCAATGGTTCACAACCGAATAGGGCAGAAGTGGACTCAAGGGGGCGCACATATATTGGCCAAGCTTTTGTGTGTGGACCACATGGATCAATATGAACGGGTGGTTCTCCCTAATTCGGATAAGACTCAAGGGGGTGATCTGCCTTCCTGTGAATGGAAAAAAATCTCGGATGGTGATCAGGTGATCGCGGATGGGGATGTTTCTAAGTTGGACATGTCAATCAAAGCCTTAATGTTGTTGTGTTACATGATGATGGGTTCTATGTGGGTCAAGAAGGAAGATACGCATATGTATCGGATGTATCGTTATTTGCTGGAGAGTGCTGCTGAGGCTTTAGCAGGGAAACACTGCAGCTGGTTCACAGACTTTGCCTTAATTATTGGAGTTATGCCAAGTGGTAGCTTCGAAACATCTCATGGAAATACATGGATAATGGCCGTCTTTTTCTTTTTGACTTTCATATTCAAGACACTCTCTGAGTGCACGCCAGAGGAGCAAGCATTATTTTTTAAATACAATAGTTTGCGTCGTATAATTATAGTATTGTTTGGGGATGACTTTTTGTATTCATA